GTTATTCGAGCTGTTGCACGTTGTGCTTTATAGTTAGGATTAATATTCTGCCTATTACTAGACCCTCCTTTACCGTCCCATATAATAATCACCCTTGTTGGATCAAAGATTCTAGTTACATATCCAAGAGAGCGAAGAAACCCTACCAGGCCTCCGATATGTGTGCCTGATGGGTTCATCGCTTTGAGCAGTGAAAAGCTACGAATTAACATATTCATAGCATCAATAATCAAAATATGATCATTTAAAGCTCTCGGGGGGGTCTCCTTTAAATTATTTAATATGGAATTATATTTCATTTCTACTTTTTACTTTTTCTTCTCTATGTAATTCAAATATGGTATCAAGTGAATTCTTTTTACCACAGTACATGGAACAGGCTACTTGCTTCCCTCTTTCCACACTACTATCCCACTTATCATTATATATCTTTTCTATTAATCCTTCAGTTAATATTTTGTCTATAGACGAAGTTCTTAAATTAAAATTTTCCCTACCGTATTTATCATGTGCCTCAAACATTTGCCTAAAGGAGTAGGTAACGTACCCTCCTTTATCGTAAGCAGACCTAACTGCGCTAAATCCTAATCCAACAAAACAGCAAGGGTGCACAGTACCGTCTACATCGACATAAATGTCATTGTGACCACATCTAGGTACTATTTTGGTCTTATTGGCTTCTTTAACATCCCTCCAATCACTATCTAATGTACACCCAAATTCAGGATTAATTTTTTCCAACCAAAGTTCTTCTTCCTTTAATTTAACTTTAGGATTGTCCGGTAGGTAAGTGGGTTTGAATTTATCTAGATCTGTAGGTTCAAGCCAGTATTTTACTTTTCCCTCTACATCTAATACACTTATGGGTGTTATATTTTCTCCATCATCCAAATTTACCGGTGCTTTAAACTCTATAGCTGCAAATCCAAGTTCTTTAGAAAGTTTTTCTGCCTCTTCTATCTGATGTTGATTATGTTTGAATACTAAATAATCCCAAATTACAAATATGTTTTTATACTTGGTGACTTCTTTAACATTTGAGATTAATTTATCCCACTTAACATTCCTTCTATATATATGATTAGTATCCTCTAAACCGTCTATACTAAATGTAAAAGTAACGTTCTTCGCTTGCATATTATCTAACTCATAACCAACCTCATCCCAGAATTTAGATGTCTTCATCCCACCGTTAGTATGCATTTGAAATTTATTAAACTTAAATTGGCTTATATACCTTAATATTTTAGGTAGGTCGGGATTTGTACCAGGGTCTCCGTGATTTCCACAGAAGTTTAGGTATCTAACTTTTTCCATTACTTCTTCAGGAAACCACTTAATAAACTCTTCGTAGGTAATATAACCTATAAACTGACCAGGAGCAACTTTAGGAGAAGTACTATTAAAACGAGGGCAGCAAGGACATGCTGCATTACAGAGACTAGATATCTCTAAATGCATATAGTTTATGTAATCGTTTTGTAACATTAAATTGTTAAATTCCAATAACCTATTTCTCTATATCCATCACTAAAGTTCCAACCTTCATGATATGTCCATGGTGTGTTTATATGGAGTACTCCTGTACCTGCTTCTGTAGGTGCCTGGTAGGTATGTTCACCAAATTCAGGGCGTAGATCTTTCGTCAAAGAATAATCTTTATAGTATTTCGTACCTGAGTTTTTAGGGTTATCTTTTAGGTTAAAGATTAGTGTTGCTATGATTCCAAAATTATCAATATGTACAGACTGTCTATACCTTGGTGCATCCCTCCATACATCAAACAGCTCTCCTGTGAAATCTTCTACTTGTCCAATATGCTGATCTATTTTCTGTCTTAGTATCCATTCAGGCCAAACGTTAGTAATATCGTAATCTACTACTGCTCTGGTACGAAGTAGTTCTCTAACACCTGCTAAAAGGTTTTTCCCAGTTTGATAAAATTCATCAGTAAGTTTAGAATGACATTCTTTACCTTTATAGGCTAAGATATTTTCAACATCAGCTGTTGCGTTATAAAATTGTGCTGCTGGTGTCCATCCTTCTTCAGGTAATTTAGCAAATAAGGGTATATCGGTTATTTCCCAAAGAGGAATGTTAGTTGCTTCTCTTTCGAATACAGGTGTAAATTTCATTAGTCTAATAAGTTAGGTGAAATAGTATCTTCTTCAAGATCACCTTCCTCAATTAAATCAAAGTCTAAACTTCCTACTAATTTTAACCAGTGATCCTTATGTTCGTCTTTATATTTATCAATAGCTCTTTTATCATCTGGTAAGAATCCATGAGAGGTCATAACTACTCTACCTCTAGACTGTACTCCTCCAATATGGTTCTTTTCTATCTGTACATTAGTACGTTTAGCAAACTCTACCTGTAAACCGTCTTTGATTGCTTTAATCTTAGATGTACCAGGATTAGTAATATTACCAAAAGTAACTACTAATGTTGCATCGTACCACATAGACATACCTCCTTTATTTTGTAGTTTAGGTTGACCCATTGGTGATTCAGGTTTCATTGTCCACACCTTATTAATAGCAACAAGCGTATTAGTATAAGGAGAGTTTTCTTTTCTAGATAACAAAATCTTTTGATTTAAGTTATTACCAAACTGAGTTGACATTGCTCCTGCGTTCCATTCGTTATTATTCTTATTAGAACGAACTGAAAGATCACAAGGTACAGAACCGATACTATCCCAGAAGAAACACATATCAAAAGGTAAATTACCTTTAGCTTGTTCATCTAAAAGATCAGCAATATAAACTGCTACCTCTTCGATAGTATTTAATGTACCTCTGTCGGCATATAGGAAGTGACCTTCGTAATCAGTTACATTTCCATCGGCATCTGTAACTTCTTCGAACTGTAAGCCCATTTCCTTAGCGTGTTCCCAGGACCACTTCATCTCAGTAATAATAAATACTGGTAATACTCCTAATTTTTGTGCATTAACTGCAGCTTCTAGTAGTGCAGTAGTTTTTCCTGTATCACTATGACCTCTAAGTAAAGTAATATGCCCGGTAGGAATACCAGGAAGAGATGTAATATCTTGAAAAGCTTTTGATAATGGAATCCAGCCTTGTTCTTTAAACTTAACTGATGCATTTGAATAACCTTTCTTTTGTTTAAAATTGGATAAGTTAAACGACTTTCTTACTGATGCAGTCGCTTTTTCTTGAGTTTCTTTCTTTTTTGCCATATAACTATATTATAGTATAATATAATAAATTTTTATCGAAATACATACTAAATAAAGAAAAAAAAAGGCCGCTAATGCGGCCTGATTTTCTATTCACTAAACAGGTCGTCGAATTTGCTGACTGTGTTCTGTTTACCGGCTGTAGCATTCTCTAATGTGAAGTCGCTACTTGAAGATTCACTATCACTGCCGCCTGGTAAAGCAGCAGGAGCAGACTCTTCATTAGAACCAGGGTTTAGGTAGTTCTGAAGTTGCTTTTTAATGAATTCGTAGTCATACTCTGTATGTACCTCTATCGGGTTAGGTTGAGTCTTTAACCATGTATCTACCTGATCGTTATTATCCGATAAAGCAGTTTGTTTAGGTTTAATCCTAACCGAAGTAGTTGGGTAAGGATTACCTTGTTGTTGTTCAACAACTAAATCCCAACCATTGATTACATCTGTGTAATCCCCTACGTCTTCGTCCTCTGCCAATGCAAGAAGAGCTTTATAAATTGTGATACCGAAGCCCCATAGTCTTACGCCTTTATCTTCTTCTCCTCTAACAATAACAGGAGCAAAGATTCTAGTCTTAGGGTTAATTTTACCTGATAGTGACCAATTGTCTTTGTCGTTAGTCTTTCTTAGTTCTTTTACGAACTCTTCAATAGGGTCTTGCTTACCAAAATTAGATAATGCAACCATCGGATACTTACCGATACCGTAGTGAAATTTTAATTCCTTAAATGGGAATGTTGGATCGTACGCAGAAGGTACGATTCTAATCGTCTGTTTTCCTAATTCAGGTTTCCAGAAGATAGTTGAATAGTCAGTCTTTTCTCTTTCCTGACCGGTGTTGTTTAACTCGCCGAGTTTCGCTTTAATAGCATTTAAATCCATATAACTAATTTTAAAATATAACGTTTATTACTATAATATAAGAAGAATAATTTAATTATCCAACTCTACTATCTTATAAAGTTTAGTATTAATCCTTTTTAATTCAGGTCCTTTAGTAAGAAGTATACAGTTCCTGAAGTCACTCCAATTTATACGGTAAGAAGTATCAAGCACGCCACCGTTTAATTCTTTAATTAAAGTATTTAGTGCATTGATTGTATACAGAGTGTTAGATTCTTTTTTTCTATGAACAAGAATGGTATTATCCAAAAATGTGCTTACGTTTCCAAAGTCCACATTGTAAGTACAGATGTACTCATCTTGAGATTTTGAATATAGCACAAAAATTTTGTTGTAAATTATTTTGTACTTCTCTTGTATTGTAGCTAGTACTTCGTCTAAGTTTTCTTCTACAGAGAAAGTACAGAAAAGTTTATTACTCATATCTTCAGTTAAATGGATAGGATCGATATCGTAATCGAACCCTCTATCTATAACGTTTTCATCTTTCATATAAATATCATTTTGTTCTATAAACAGAGATCTTTAGAATATTTAAATTTTATTGGGTATTTACCCCCTGATTCTAATATCTCCTGTAGTTCTTCTAAGGTTTCTTTGCCGTCTTCTTTATGAAAATCAAAAAGTAATGCATCATATGTATATAAAACTAATTTAGTTTTCTTATCTCTAAGATACCCTAGTACATCCTTTAATATAAGAATATTTCTCGAAGTCTCTAACGATTGCATAATATAATTCATTAACTTCTGAGGATTCATGTCTTTGAGCGAGCTTGTGAAAGGTTTTTCACTAATTGGAGCCAAGACTTTTCCGTCAGCTTCGTATCGTTTCCATAACTCTTTGATATAATTATCAATTCTTGTAAAGATTTCAAGGAAAGCGTACTTGTCTGGTATCTTACCATAAATTGCGTGAAAGTTAATCTGTTTTGCTTGGTCATATTCATCTTCCGTGATTTCTTCTTTGTTAAAATATTGTTTTGCTAGCTGTTTATGAGCTGATTCGCTTGTAAGGTCATACCCAATCTGCTCACAAAGTAGACGAAGGTGATAACCATCAAAATCCAACTCAACAAAGTAATCCCCGGTCGGTCTAAAACATTTCCTATGTTCTGGGCTTTTAGGGATAGCAGCGAAATTAACGCTATTAAAAGCATTAGTTGGTCTAGAGGTGACATTGTATAAATTATAAGAGGTTAAAACTGTATTATCTACTATATTATACAAAGGATCACGTGGTTTAAACATTTCCACAAAATTTTCATAGTAGATTCCAAGACCAGACTGTTCAATCAAGTAAAATACATTGGTTGCAGTCTTATTATAAAAATCGAAACCAGACGGAATGTCATATTCGATCACATCTTTAACCTTATCGTATACTTTTTCACATGATTCAAACAATTTACTTATAGGAACTAACTTATTTACTTCCTTAAATCTATTAAATTTATTATAGAAAAAATTTAAATCGTGAGAATACTCTAACTTATCATATTTAGTCATTGAGTATAGTAACGAAAGATCGATGGCTGACTGTATATTAAAGTAATACAGTAGGTTCTTTTTATCTAACGTATATACATTAGTAGCTTTAGAAAGAATAGCAGAGACACGGTCTCTAGACACATTCATACCTTCATCGTGATCGATAGGAATTATGTACCCTTGCTTGGAGCCTATTAATCTAATGTAGACTGCCACACAAGAATTCAGCTTAGGGTGATAGGAGTAATTAGATGGGATTACATCTACATAAATTCCAAGTCTAGCAAGCTTTTCGAGATTGTCTAACTTATCGTCTTGTTCTACTATATAAAACACGTATAACCATTTTTATTTAATATAACGATTTTTTGTTTATAAACCAACTAATAGTTAGTTTTTTACAAACTGAGAGGTATTGGTAAGTACTTGTTTTCCTATACCGGGTAGTTCTTTTTCGGCTTGATTAATGACATCTTGGTTCTTTGCTTTAATACCAGGATATACATAACCGTTAATTGTTTGATCTTCTAATTCACCTTTTATATACCAGTTTACTTTTAGAGTCTTTCTATACAGTTTATTTTCTTTTCTTTGCTCTAAATATTTTGGTTTATCTACTTCTATGACTCTTCTAGATCTAGCGTCCATTACAAAGTATCTAATAAACGTTCCTTTATTATAGTCTTCTGCTGTTGGCTTGACATAAACTGTTCTTAGACCTAACGCCTTCTCTTCTGCAGCAGCGTCTTTAACTAATACTAGAGGTTGGGATTTGCTTGTAACTTCAGAACCTTTAAAGTAATTGCCTTTATAGTCTTGTACAAATTTACCTAGATACTGCCTGCCTGATGAAGGATC